CATAGGATAATGACGTAGAATCGTTCTTGCACGATCACGAATAATACTAGGTACTCTAGGTGTTTTGCCAGGATCACAAAGTTCTTCTAAAAGCTTTCTACTTTGCTTCAAGGCTCTATATCTTTCATCTGGTAATGTCATATAAACCTCCTGTCAAAATGGGGAGACACTAGGTCTCCCCTGCCAAGTATTACTTGGATTGACGGGCGCGGATCATTGCAAGAATGTCCTGAGCCTTGTCGCTTGATGTGTCCGACTTAGGAACAACTACTGGATCAGTTGCAGCCGGTGCTGCATCTTCGTCCCAAGGAACATCATTGTTGACTGCTGGAGCAGTTTGGGTAGTGCTGGTTTCAGCAGTCACCGCTGGTTCGTCCTGTGCTGCTCCAGCTGGGGCCTCAAGTCCATAAGGACGATAGTAAGCGCCCCACTTATCAGGATCATATGCACGACCATCAACAGATGCTTCAAACATTTCCTTGATAACACGAAGTTCTGCTTCGCTTGGCTTCTTGGGCAAGAAGTCCTTAAGATTGAAAAGACCATGCGCTTCGATAGCTGCCAATTCAGCTTCCGTCAACGGGGATTCCTTACGGGCCCAGTTAGAAGTTGAGTAGTCAGCATAACCACCCTTTGAAGTCTTCTTGATATTGAAGTCAAGACCACGAGCGAAGTCAGTTGGCAATTCTTCCAACTCAGGATCCATCAACGATGCCTTGATTACAGTCTGAATCTGCGGACTGATTACAAAGCGACGGATGGGGTTAGATGGGGTCTGATCGTCACCGAGAGGGTTTGCACGAACGAAGCCCTGATAGAGATAAGAACGCTTCTTCCAATACTTGTTAGCGAGGTCCTTAAGAGTGTCATCCTTGTACCAAGGACGAACTTCTGCGAGAACGGGGCAGTTTTCGCCATACATTTCTACGCAAGGAACCTGAACGATTACCTGCTTAGCATCGGGCTGACCCTTGATGCCATTGAAAGGAAGCTTAATGATCTGCCGTTCGACCCAGAAAAAGTCGTTAGTATTGTCAGCGTCAGGAAGGAAACGCACTGTTGCAGTTGCGCCTTCTGAAATATTCCAATGGGGATAAATTGCGTTATCAGACTGAGTACGAGCGCCAGAGTTCTGATTCTTGTTTTCTTGGGCTGCCAAACGAGCCCGGATTTCTGCTAGACTTGCCATTTTGTTTTCTCCTTTTTAGATGTGCCTAAGTTGTGCCTAAATGTGTTTTTATGTTTCGTTGTTCGGAGACAACTACACACAAGTTATGTTATAACTCATGTGTAATGTATTTACAATATAATTGGGTGCATAATATATTATTATATTACATTATGCACCCAAAATAGTATTAAACGCTACTGATGTTGTTATTTATTGAAAGCTGGCCACTTCCTATGAAAGCAGGGTCGCTCATCACGCCGCCAGTGACTGGATTAGCAATTAATACGTCTAGTTGAGCAATAGTATCTTGCATTGACCCTATAGCTGCTGCAAATGTTACATTAGCTGGTTGAGCTTCAGGTGGAAGAAATTTAGCAATGCCAGGAACCGACGAACCGATCTTAGTTTGTTGTGCTGCAAGCTGTTGAACAGGGGTTGCAGCAGTTCCGTCACGGGCAGTTTTTGCTGCTGCTACTTGTGTTTTCTGTATTTCTGCTGCAAGTGCTACCTTGGCCACCTCCATTTTAGCGCGGTCATTTGCTGTGACAGGAGGTATATTTTTAATTGTAGGAATCAGATTCTTGATGGCTGCGGTTGCTGCTGCTGCCCTAGGAGCTGATAAATTTGGTCTATTATTTCTATTTGGCATCATTGGTCTTCTCATAGTACTTTCCCCGTTGTTATCTTTTAAAGCGTGCCATTTCCATGATACGAGCTAATTCTGGATCAATCTCTGTTGATTCATTGGCGCCAACCAGCTTGCCGATATTGTTGTTCTTTACTTTTTCAGTAGGACCAAGTTGACCTGCACGCTTTTGGTTTGCGTCTAAATCTTCTTCAACTTGTACTTCATCAAGTTTATCGTGTTTAGCACGGATTGATGCCATCTTCTCTTTGCTTGCGCCATCGCGGCCTGCTTGTTGAAGTGCCTTCATGCCCTTTTCGCCATATTTCTTTTTACCGAGATATGCTTGTAATCCGCTTTCCTCAACTTCTTCTTCTGCTACTGCTTGAGGTGCCATTCCGATAAAGTTTTCTTCAACATCGCCCTTGAATGCTTTGTCAAGAGTCTTTCTAGCAGCCTTCATAGCCTTTTTAGCAGCAAGCATCTTGGCAGTCTTGTCCGGACCTCTACTTGCATTGTCATCACCCTTGCGATGCCCTTGACCACTATATGGGTTAGCTTCTGGACTCTTATCCATTTCGTTCACATCATTTGCAGGGGTGCGTTTGCGATTGCGGTGTTTTTCTTCCTGCTCAAAGTCTTCTTCTGATGGCATCCAGCTATCGTCATCATCGTCATCTAAATCATCATCTTGCTTCTTCTTGAACGGGACAACATCGCCCTCGTCAAGCTCCAGCTTCTCATTGATAACGCTGTCTGCCCATTCTGCTAGAGTATCAATTTCTTCCATTTCAGTTACTGGCTTTTTAAGTCTTGATAGGATTGGCATTGCTGATTCAATGCGAGGATCCATGGTTTCTTGTACGAACAATTCGTTAATGCTGTCATCGCCCTCGTCTTCCATAAGTGAAGGAGTCCAAGATTCAAAGTAAGCTTGATATCCACGATGACCTGTCAGTTTGTGTAATGTTTCACGAAGATTGTTATAGTGGTTTACACCTTCTTGAACCATCTGAGTTGCTGATTCGTTGAACTGTCCGTTGCGTGTAGCACGAACAAAACCGGCCATCTTGTTATAATCTTCACAGATTGACTTAATATGGTTCCATCTATCATCATTGGGTACGCCACCTTCTGCGATGTGACGAGCATATACACGAGCGATACCAGGACGGGTAGTTGGAGCAAGGAATCTTTCGCCATCAACGTTTTCAAGATAGATTTTAGCAACGTTACGATAACGCTGTTCACCTTCTTCAAGTGCGCGGTTGTGTTGTAAAACAATCTTTACATTAGGAACTGCATCATTATATGACGCTTTCTTACCCATTGGGTAGTAACCTTCTGATACTCGTTCTTTCATCTTGTAATAATCCCGTTGTCTCATATCGTCGCCAAGGCGATCTTTGTTTGACAATTCAAAACTTAATTGTCTACGTTGTGCCCAATTCTTTAAATGCTTTAAGAACCCAGTCCAAGTATCATTGTATTCTACACCAGGTGTAGCATTGCTTGGACTTTCTTGCTGTTCTTCATCGTAATAGACGATAATATTTGCAGCATCATCAATACTCACCCAAGCCTTACCGTATTCTTCACCGTCTTTAGTAAAGGTAAACTGAATAACGTCCGCAGCCTGGCTTGCAGGAACACGTTGATTCTTACTGTCTAGTGGAACAGGCTGATACCCTCTAACTTTAAGAAGGTCATATAAGTCGCGGTTGAATGATTCGTTGTCAGTGGCCATATGTATATTTATGCCAAATTAGCCTAAGACGGCAAAGAATGGCAGTGGTTGAATTATTTCATCGTGGTCTCTGATTTGGCTCTCTAAGTCGCCGTGATAGTCTGCCAACTGCGTCATCATACGAACGGCAAGCAATGATGACATTACTAAGTCATCAGTGTCCCCTATCTTAGCCGCATAGCTTCCGCCGCTGGCTACAAACGCCTTTAACTCACTAATGAGAGAGCGACTATGTATGGTCATCTTCTTTGATTCCAGAAGTGTTTTGAACTTAGCACAAGCAGCTAATTTAGGCTTGTTAGAAGTGTTGAATCCTCTACGCCCTTTGCCCTTCTCAGATATGAAGATGCCTGGAATATTTGACTCACCATACTCATTGAGCGAAACAACAGCGGCTTCACCTACGCCATTGTTTTCGATACTGTAGTAGATACTGTTTGGCTCTTTTGTTATTTCTGAGATATACTTACAAATCTCAGCAAGTAGTTTAATCTGACTAGGAATGTCAGTCTTATTGTGTTTCCACTCACCTATCTGTGTAGTAGTGCTTGCTTCAAATACTTGAATAGCAGCGGGGTCACCACCTGTACCCAATGAAGGGTCAAGAGCAACTACGTATAGTCTACCCTTTTCAGGTTGCTTGTACCATCTGACTTGACCTAATCTATTGATGGGTTCAATACCTTCAAGCATTATAAGTGTGTTTGGATTGATAAGTGTTTCGTCTGCGATAATGAATTCGCAACCGATTTCACGATTGAAACGATCTTCAC